TCATGGAGTACCGACGAAGAGGGTAAGACTATAGCGGTGGCTGACGAGGAGCTTGCTCCTGAGTACGACCGCGTTGACCCCTTCAAGATTTACCCAGAGCCCGGCATCAGTAAAGTGTCTGACGGTTACCTGTTCGAGCATCACGCCCTGACGCGTACTGACTTAGCAGAACTTGTTGGTGTACCCGGTTATGATGACGATGCCATCCGCACACTGCTTGAGATAGGCAACGGCCAGAGCTGGATCACCTCAGATATCAGCAACGAGAAAGATGAGCTGGAGCGTAAGCACAGCACAGAGCAGCGCCCAACCGAGATGTATGACGCCCTTGAGTTTTGGGGTAAGGTCAGCGGACAGATGCTATTGGACTGGGGTCTGACGGAAGAAGAAGTTCCGGATGCTGCCAGAGAATATGATGCCAATATCTGGGTCTGTGGCAACTATGTCCTCAAAGCCATTCTGAACTACGACCCGCTAGGAGAAAAACCCTATGCGGTTACCTCTTTCATTAAATCACCCGGAGCGTTCTGGGGTAAAGGCATCCCGGAAATCATCGAAGATGTCCAAAATGTTTGTAACGCAGCCGCCCGGTCCCTTGTCAATAATATGGGCATCGCGTCTGGGCCCCAAGTTGAAGTTAATCTTGAGCGTATCCCAGCTAACGAAGACATTACGCAGATGCACCCATGGCGTATTTGGCAGGTTCTGAATGATCCACTCGGTGGATCCGCCCCTGCAGTACGCTTCAACCAACCGGACGATAACTCCGGTAAGCTCATGGCCGTATATGAGAAGTTCAGTGCACTTGCTGACGATCATTCCGGTATACCTTCATACCTATCAGGTGATTTGAACGTCTCAGGAGCCGGTCGTACAGCCTCTGGCCTCAGTATGCTGATGGGTTCGGCGGGTAAATCCATCCGTCAGGTGGTTATGTACATTGATTCAGACATCACCAAGGTAATTGTCCACCGCCAGTTCGTGTATAATATGCGATATGTGGAAGACGAGAGCATTAAAGGTGATGCCCAGATCATACCGCGTGGTGCAATCAACCTAGCAGTTAAAGATACAACCACTACACGCCGTGTTGAGTTCCTTCAAGCTACTGCAAATGAGTTTGATATGGAGATTATCGGTAAGAGTGGGCGTGCTGCTATCCTGCGTGAGGTAGCTAAAGGGCTACAGATGCCAGAGGACGAAGTTGTCCCCACGCGGGAGAAACAAATGATGATTGACGGCGCTCAGCAGAAGGCTGCGGCAGCCGAACAGGCCCAGATTGCTCCACCAGACGGTGGCCGTACGGGCGAACAGCCCCAAACACTAGATCAAGCCGGTAATCCGGCAGGCGGCATGAACGAAGTCGCCAACCAGAACACGGGAGCGGCAGTATGAAACAGCCAGACCCGCAAGTAGTTCGTGCTTTTGCCCATATCGCCCAGAATGTTCCTGCGGCGAAGGACTTTATCCACGAACAGTGTAAGCTGGAGGTAAATCGCTTACCATCAGTGACAAGTAACTCGGCAGTAGCTGCAGGGCGCTGTCAAGTTTGGCAGGAACTTGATAAGTTACTGCAAAATGCCCCTGCATTAGCGGCAGAATCCCATGGATAGCCGTACCTTTAACCCGCGCATACCGATAGGAGCGTAATAATGGCAGTACCAGAGCAAGTTCGCAAGCAGACTGAGGCCGTGCAACAGTTGTATGCCGATCTCGAGGCCCCTACGTCGCCTGAAAACGGTGAAGTAGCCCCTGAGCCCGTCACACTACAAGAAGTTCCGAAGGCCGACAGTGTTCCTGAACCTGCACCCACACCAACGCCTATTGAGCAAGGCAACGGTGAACAAGAAGAAACCTTTGAGCAGAAATACCGGACTCTGCAAGGGATGTACAACGCTGAAGTTCCTCGCCTAACAGCGACGAATCAGGATTTGTCCAACCGTTTGCAAAGTATGGAGCAACTTGTTGCTTCTATGAATGCAGCGCCTGCACCTGTTGCAGAACCTGCGCCAGCCCCAGCGTCTACCCTCACTGAGGATGAGATTTCTGAGTATGGTGAGTCCATCGACATTATGCGCAAGGTCAGTCAGGAGGTCGCTGGTCAATATCAGGGACAAATGGCTGCCATGCAGAGCACAATTGATGAGCTTAGGGGCAATGTTGTCCCTCGGGTCGAGCAAATTGCTACTCAGCAAGTGCAGAATGCCGAACAAGTATTCTGGTCAGAGTTGGCTAAAAACGTCCCTAATTGGCGGGATATCAACAGTAATCAGGACTTTCAGTCGTGGTTGCTCGAGACTGATCCGCTGTCAGGACTTACACGCCAGACTTACCTTGATGATGCCCAGCGTAATCTGGATGTCGGGCGGGTGGGTACCTTCTTCACCTCTTGGGAAAACTCAACTGGTGCGTCAGTTGCTCTAAACCCTGATCGGTCCGAACAGACATCCGAGCTTGAGCGGCAGGTAGCTCCGGGTAAGAGCCGTAGTAACGGTAACCCGCAGTCACCTGAAGTAAAAACATACACACCACAGGACATCTCACAATTCTTTGATGATGTGCGCACTGGTAAGTATGCAGGCAAGGAAGATGAGCGGAACAAAACTGAACGTGACATCTTCGCCGCACAGGCGGAGGGTCGCATCGTCCCAGCGTAGCCTTAAAGGAGTAACCCCATGGCATTCGCAACCTCACCGGGCCACCCGGCCTATACCGGCAACTTCATTCCAGAAATCTGGAGTGGGAAGCTGATCGAAAACTTTTATGATGCAACTGTGCTGGCCGCTATTGCCAACACGGATTATGAAGGTGAGATCAAAGCACACGGCGATACGGTCAACATCCGTACGACCCCTGAGCTGACGATCAACGACTACGTGAAGGGTCAAACCCTCTCAGTCGAGAATCCGGACAAGCCGAAGCTGCAGCTTCTGATCGACAAAGGCAAGTATTTTGCCGCCGTCGAAGACGACGTTGATCAGGTTCAGTCCGACATCAAGATGATGGACTCATGGTCTAAAGATGCTTCCGAGCGTATGAAGATCACCATCGACACTGACGTACTGGGCAACATCGCTGCTGATGTCCCGGCTGCTAACAAGGGTCTCACCGCTGGTGAACAGACTCTGGCAATCGACCTCGGTGTAACTGGTACCCCAAATGCCCTCACAACCAGCAACGTGCTGGCTGAGATCATTAACCATGGTACAGTTCTTGATGAAGCCAACGTTCCTGAGCAGGATCGCTGGATGCTCATTCCTGCCAAGATGGCTGGTCTGATCAAACAGTCCGATCTGAAGGACGCTTCCATCACTGGTGACGGTAACTCGCCACTGCGTAATGGTCGGCTTGGTATGATTGACCGCTTCACATGTTATGTGTCGCACAATCTGCCTCTGTCAGCGACAGGCGCGGCTGGTGAATTCACCATCTTCTCCGGTCATAAGAAGGATCTGACCTTCGCATCGCAGATGACCAACATGGAAACTCTGCGTTCCGAGTCTACCTTCGGTGACATCATTCGTGGCCTGCAGGTCTATGGTTACAAGGTTGTAAAGCCTGAAGCCATCACTGCTGGCGTCATCACCATTGCATAAGAAGGAATTGCAATTATGGTAGCTTATACCGATACCGTTGGGTTCAACAAAGGCTCTGCTGCACATATGGAGAACTCCTCCAAGATGTACAAAATGGTCGTTGACCTCGACTTCGCTCAGATCACCACTGATCGTGCCGCCGCCAGCCTCACGGCGCTGGCTGCTAGTGACTCACTGGCGATTCTGCAAATCCCTGCCAAGACACTTGTTCAGGCTGTTGGCATCGACGTAACCACTGCTGACGGTACCGCAAGTACTGTTGACATTGGTGAAACCGGTGGTGACGTCGATGGCTGGATTAACGGTCATGACTGTAACGCAATTGGTTCTGCTTGCAGCACGAACAACACTCTGGTCGAAGGCACGCCAAACGTCTTTGAACCAGCATTGGGCAACGGTAAGTACTACGCTACTGCCGATACCATTGACATGTTGTTCCTGACAGCCCCTCAGGACGCTTCAGTGATGCGTGTCTGGGCTATCTGCGTCGACTGTTCGTAACCGGTTGGGGGGCTTCGGCCCCCCTCCCTCTCTCAGGAGAATTTGAATGGCTATCATGGGTCATCCGGGCCGCTGGCTCCGACACAAAAAAGACGGTACGATCTACAACTACAACGACGTTCTATGTAAGAACCCGGCTGTAGAAGAAGTCTCAGCGGAGATTGCTTTCCCCGAGAAGCATATCCCGACTGCACAGAAGGATCGTAAATCTGAATTGGACTTGTCCACAGATGGTAAAGCTGTGAAGAAAGCAGCAGCACCAAAAAAGAAAAAGACTGCGCTCAGTAACGACGCATCTAAAGGCATCAAGTAATGATACTGGACGACATCATAACGACGGTACGGCGCATCATCCAAGATGAGACCACGACGTATCGCTATAGTGATGCGTTCTTACTTGATCTCTGTAATCAGGGGCTGAAGCGTATTCAGCTTCTTCGTCCTGATTTGTTTGCGTTCGTTAGCACGGTTGCCTGCACACAAGGTGAAGTCATACAATCTGCACCTAGTGATTCCCTACGCATCATCGAAGTGTATTCTATCGTAGGCGGCACCGGGTTGGTCGAGGCTGATCGAGAAGTTCTGGATCAGACCATCCCTACGTGGCCTAACGATGCTGAGGCGGCTGCTATCAACTGGATGCGACATGTTCGTAACCCGAACAAGTTCTTTATCTACCCACAAGCTCCAGCAGCGCAGAGCCTCGACATTGAGTATTCTCAGGTGCCGCCAACCTATGACGGTACAACAACTGTCACTCTGCTACCAGATGCTTATATACCTGCGCTGGTAGATGTTGTAGTGTTCTTGGCAGAGTCCATTGATAACGAGCACGTAACAAGCGGGCGGGCGAAGATGTACCAAGAGTTATTCATGGCCGAGCTAGGTGCTACAACAGCGTCACTACCGGTCACAGATACCGAGAACGCTGGTCAGCCCATACAGGTTGAGGTGGTCTAATGGCAACACGACTGTTTTCTGATCTCGTCAACAGGTTAGCCCCGAGTGTTCCCGGCTGCCCACAGCCTGTTATCATCAACTACATTCGGGACGCCGCCATTGAGGCGTGCGCTCGCACCAGCGCGTGGAGGTACGAACATGCGACAGTCACTCTTGTCGCCGGTACTAACAGCTACTCGTTCGTTCCTGAATCTGATGCAGAGGTCCATACAGTACTTACAGCATCTATCAACGGGGTGGATATTCCCTCCCGAACGCTAGAAGACATCCACTATATGTACCCCAAATACCCATCAAGCGTAGTGGCTGAGCGCAGTATGCCACAGTACATGATGATTATTGACCCTCTTACGTTCTACGTAGCCCCTGTACCAGACGGTGATACCACCTATACAATTGAGATGTTTGTGGCCCAAAAGCCTACTCGCGCCGCCACTGGTATGAATGAAGCAGTGATGGATGATCTCGAGACTGTAATCATGCACGGCGCTCTGCAACATCTTCTGGTACTACCGGAGCGGACATGGACTGACCGTGAGTTGGCGTCGTACCATGCTAAACAATATGCTTTCAAATCAGCCGAGCGTCGGGCCCGCGCTAACGTAGGTTCAGGTCGGGCACCGCTTAATGTGCGTATGAACGCTTGGGCATGAGGAACATGATATGACCGCTCTATTCAAGAATAATGCCTACAGCACTCTGGCTAGTGGGATTACCGATGTAGCCACCAGTATATCCTTGACCACTGGTGAGGGCGCACGCTTCCCCTCACCCACAGGCTCTGACTTCTTCTATGCTACACTGATCGACACCTCCAATAATCTGGAGATCGTTAAGTGTACAACACGTTCTACAGATACACTCACCGTCACTCGGGCCCAAGAAAGTACTACGGGGTTGGCCTATTCGGCTGGTGATCGCATTGAGCTGCGTGTCACGGCTGCTGGCCTTACAGAGACTGTCACAGCATCACAGGCAGCCCAGACTGCTGCTGAGGTTGCACAGGCTGCCGCTGAGGCCGCGCTAGATACTTTTGATGATAGGTTCCTAGGAACGTTTACTACAGCCGCCGAACCCACCGTGGATAACGACGGCGACCCATTAGCGGATGGTGCAATCTACTTTGACACTACCCTCAACGTGATGAAGGTGTACGATCTCGGTAATACAACGTGGCTACAACTATCACCGACTGCTGCGCAACTTACTGATATCGCCACTGTCGCCGGTATCTCCGCTGATGTTACAACAGTCGCTGGTATCTCAGCCAACGTCACAACTGTTGCCGGGAATGATGCTAATATTACGACAGTTGCCGGGAATGATACTAACGTAACGACCGTCGCTGGTATCTCAGCCAATGTAACGACCGTAGCTGGCGTCTCCGCAGACGTAACGACCGTCGCTGGCATCTCAGCCAATGTGACCTCAGTTGCTGCAATAGACACAGACGTCTCCACAGTGGCTGGTATCGACAGCGACGTCTCCACAGTGGCGGCTGTAGACACAGACGTGACGACGGTCG